AGATGCTTTGCCCCATAAGTGTTTTGGATGTAGGACCGCTTATCCTTCATCCGCCCTCACGACTTTGTTTTTCATCTTTATGATGACCCTTACAGCAGCGAAATCTCCCGACCTGACTCTTGTTCACCCTCTGGCTATTGGTACGCCAGATGTTTGTGGGCTTGCAGTGCAGCGTCACACTCAGGTTCTCCGTGACCCCCCCATTTTGTCACTCCGTGGCAGCGTGGTCAGTCATGCCAACCTAACACCCGAGCCACCGAATGGTGCGCTCAACCCTGTCGTCAGGAATATATTGCAACAGCTACGGCCTTTGAATCATTGCCGTGGCATTTCAGTCGACAGCCCCTTTGCCCCAGTCCGCTCCAAGCGACTCGGGCCGCCAGTCAACTCTTCCCATCCTCCCCAGGATGGTGGGGTTGTTCGCCACCGCGTCCCACAGGCTACCCTGTGGTGTCTTTTTGGTGGCTTTGTTGCGTTCTTGTTCCTCCATCTTTTCCTCCCACTCACCACCCTCATGTTGTGGTGGAAGGGCAAGTTGTGGAACACACTTGCTTTCATCGGTATTGTTGGTGCCTTTTCCGCCTTTGTTTACACTCTTGGCGAAACTGGTCTCATCACATTTTACCTTCTGCGCTTTTGGTTTTACATGCGCAGGGACGAACGAGAGCAATCCCCCGTTGTCCGGTTCGTGTCTGAGGTTGAGTCTTCGTTTTACAGGTTCTCGCGTGATACTTTTGCGATCATTGCCACCCATGATGATGATGAAACACCTATAGATGTGAATACCGGCCGTCCCACTGTCCCCATTCGTGAGGCTTTAGGGACGGCAGCTCATGGAAAGGTTGGCGTCCTTCAGGCGGCACTACTCCAGCTCTCTACTTACATTCCAGGTTGTAAAGAGCTCATGGAACCGGTGCTTGTTACAAAGACCACTTCCCTTTTCATCAGTCTTGTGCATTTTGTGGTGCTTATCGTCAACTCATTGAAGTTGTCGAAACATGCCGCCATAGTCCAGATGATCACAGCCCTCCACATTCTCATAGATCGACTCAATGATCTTGAACTGTTGGACCTTTCGGCTATCGACGTCACAGGGACATGCACAGCGATATGGGACAACCTCCGCGGTGTTGACGTCAACATCCCCCAGTCAGTTACGGGTTTACTCTCTGATCTGCCTGGTGGTGATCCTGTCTTTGTTAACCCGCCAGTGATCGATCCAGACTCAGATGAGGTCGATTTCCCTCCTTATTTCCCTGGTGATCTCAGCCAACAGTCCGGCGTCCACAGGACTCCTTACGAGCAGATTCATGCTAAGTTTTACAGAATGTCCAAGATGGCGTCTGTCTACTCTGGCAAAATTGCTGGTAGGATCCGTGATGCCATCAGGGGCACACCCGCCCGTGAGCCCAGGCGTGACCGCTTGGGCAGGTTCGTTGAAACTTATGATGACATCGAGTCTTTCCTCATAGCGCACCCCGAGCGCGCTGGTGACGTGGCAGATGAAGCCATGTACTTCGCCGGAGTCCGGAATGAAGAAGGGCAGGCCGCAGCTGGCCCATCGCCCGCAGAGCCTGCAGCTAACTTCTTCACTGCTGCTGCTTTCATAGTTTGCGCTCTGGTCGGCATGTGGGACATGTCCAACAACACCATGTCCATCGACGGGTTCACTAAGGTCCTTAAAGTTGCGAAAACCACGATGTTCGATTGTAACCTCTGGTTCAATTCGTATACTGGCATCTCGATGGTCATTAAGAAGATCATCGAGTGTTTTAAGACCCACAGCACGGCCCCACTTTTTGGTGACCTCACCAAGGCTGCTGAGCTTGTTAGCAAGCGAGACAAACTTCAGAACGAAGTTGACTCGTATAAGCTCACCAAGAACCCCCGGAACGCTCAATTGATTTCAGTTGAGATCGACGGCCTTCTCGTTGAGGTCAACATTCTCATGGGGAAGGCTCTTTTCTCTTCAGTCAAGGCCAGTGTCCAGACTCTCAAGAATTCTATCGAGAAGCTGCGAGTCGCCCACAACGCCAATGTCTCTTGTTCCAGGCAGCGGCCGTCCCCCCTTGGGATGGTCCTGGTTGGCACATCGGGAGTTGGTAAGTCAGGGTGGATCGATCGCCTTCATAGGATTGTTTGCAGTGTTGCAGGCATGCCAGACGACGAAGAGCCAGCAGCTACCACCAAGTACGTTTTTAACGGAAGTTCTCAGTACATGGATGGTCTCACAGCAGCCATGATGACGTTCATCATTGATGACGTCGGACAGTTCAAAAAGTTGCCCGGACAACATGACCCAGCAGTCGCTGGTATCATTAACTGGGTCAACAGTGTTGCTGTCACACCCAACATGGCTGCCGTTGATGAGAAGGGCAAGATGCCCTTTGACCCATGGCTCGTCTTGGCAACTGCCAACAAGCGCAGCATGGGAGTCGACAATGTCTTTTCCACGCCTGGCGCTGCCTATCGCAGGCTGCCGTGGGTGGTCGAAATGTTCGTGCTCCCCCAGTGGAGGATCTCAGGATCCACAGCTCTGGATAGCTTCCGCGCTGAACAAGCAACTCCTCAACAAAAGTTGAAAGGCTTTTGGGAGTTCAAGGTTCGCGAGTATGTTGTCAATGAGTCCCAGGATGCAGCTGATGGTGACCAGTTTCGGTTCACCACCACTGACGCGCAGGCTTTCGAGCGCTGGTTTGCCCAGAAGCTCAAGGAGCACCGTGCCCGTGAGGAGAACACCATGAACACCGTGTTCAAGCGTTGTCCCAATTGTAAGGCTTCCATCATTGACACGTGTGATTATTGCGCGAGTTACCCGGCTAGCCCTTCCAAGGCGTCTTCTGATCTTGCTGACGAAATCAACCAGAACGAGATCAGTCGTTACGTTTGCGAGCATGTGGCTAATGGGGAGATCGTTCCCATTCCTGAGGAACCCGTCGAGGCTGTTGAGGCCCAGGCTGCCAGTTGTTCTTTCCATCCCGCTCTGCCAAATTTCCAGGCACAGCTGGTTGCACTTCTGGCAGTCACCAACGACTGGATTGCAGCGCACAATGCTGCCCCTCAGCCTCCTCCTGAGGTTGTTGATGCTCAGGCCGCCATTGGGGACGTTTTCCCTGACGTCTCTGATTTCCACGCACATCTGGCCGCACTCTTCTTTTGGGTGCTTTCATATTTCGTGGATTATGGGTCTCTCTTCACTGGTCTCTTGGAGCACATTCACGTGCCTAGCCCTGCCACCTACGTGCCTTGGTTGCACTTTGTGGTCACGGGTATCCAGTTCGTATCCATTGTGAGCCTGGTGTCAGCAGCTAATTCACACGCAGCGGCCATGGCTCAGACAGTTACGAACGTGTATCGGCCCATTGTGTATGTGACCAATGCTCTTGAGTACAAGCTTCGCTCGATCCGCCGCCTCTGGCGAGGGTTTTGCGGGCTTGTTGCTGGCGCCCTTGCAGCGCCCATCTTGGCCACTGTTTTCCTTGGATACAGGGCCCGGGATCTTGCTGCTCAAGTGCGTCAACGCTCAACAGCTTTCTTTTCAAGCAAGCGCAACAAGTTCGGTGTGGCAATTTTTGCCATTCTCATTGCTGTGTATTGTTACTACTCTTTCAGGGCAGTAAAGGAAAAGGGAGCTGCAGCCGGTGGAGTCCTCTCCAAGGCTGAAACCAGAGCCAAGGTCTCCGCCAACTGCCACTTCAAACCGGAGAGGCAGAACCAATACCCAACCCCGCTCGTCCCCTACAAGGTCAAGGATCATGTAGGTTCAAGTTCAGCTAGTACTGTTGGTACCGACATTCCCAGTGTCAGGAACAACATGGTCCGGCTGTTCTGTGAATTGGATAATGGCAGCGTCAAGTCTGTCAACGGGATTTGGTTGTGTGGTGGAATCCTCCTCACGGTTGGTCATTTCCTCAGTGTTGTCAAGGATGGCACTAAGAGGGAGACCCCTGTCTTGGCAGTGTCAAGTTCCCAGCAGGATCGCTATGTCGTCTCCCACGACAATATGGTGGTCCTTGCCGGGGATGTTGGTATCCTTGTTATCCCTGGCATCAAGAGAAACGACATCACAGAATACTTTGTTGAACACGAGTTCTTATCGTCTCAAATTCAAAAGGTGTCTGTTGGTAAGGTTTACTCATGCGAGATGGATACCTTGGATAACCCAAATGTCAAGACGCTTCCGGTCAACGTTCGAGCAGGTCAGGTCAATGTGCAGTACGACAACGGCATTGGCACCAACTTGAATGTTTGCACAGTCGAAGCCAATTTGATGCACAAGGAGTTGTCAGATCAGGAGCTGATGCACGGCGATTGCGGTGCCCCACTCATCGACAACTACTACCAGAACGGTAAGGTTCACCCTTTCGTTCGTGGTATTCTTTGCTCATACCAGACTAAGGACATGTCTAAGAAGTTTTTCCTCCAGTTAACTCGTTCCCTTTTGAATGAGATTAAGAGAATTGCTTCGACTGTCCACGCTTCCCCTTGTTGTTTCAATCTTGATGCTGTCGAGGGTCTGAACACTGATGTGTCTGATGACCCCCACAACAGTTTTGCTTACTTCAAGAATGGTTTCCGCCCCAAGGGGAGGTACCTCGGGAAGATGCCGGGCAACAGCAACAACCGGAACAAGTCTGACATTGTTGACACGCCTGACAGGAGTTTCTGGGAAGAGAGGGGATATGCCACTGATGCCACTGGCCCCCCAATGGGCATGTGGAAAGCCAAGCAGGTAGCGCTTTTGAAGTTTTGGCACACCAACATTTCACTACCGCTTCACCTCCTTAGGCTTGTTAACACGTGGTTGGTCGCTTACACCATCGGCTGTCTTAGGATGGCCCAGGCTCGTATGCCAGGAAACCCCGTGTTCAATCTTGCCCCTATTCCCAACGACCAAGTTATGAATGGATGCGCTGTAGCAAAGGATCATCCTGAGCGGCCCCTTCCATTCCTCAACCCGGTCAATATGAGCTCCTCAGCTGGACATCCTTGGAACACATCTAAGGATAAGGTCCAGTTCGATGGTAAGCCGTTGGGCACTAGGGTCGATGGCCCCATTGAAATGCCACAGGAACTCGCAGATAGGCTTGATGCCATTGGCGAACGCCTGAACACCCAGGGAACCTCTGGGTGTATCTTCACAGCCATTGAGAAGGACGAACCGATTGGCGAGGCCAAGGTCGAGGCCGGGAAGGTGAGAATCATCTACACTTCCCCCATGGACTTGACTTGCTTTGTTCGCAAGATCTTTGGACCACTCATCAACATGATGCAAACATTTCCGCATCACTTTGAATCTTGGGTGGGTTGCAACGCGGACTCGTTGGACTGGACACATGTCCACGAGTGCTCTCTTGAGCATAAGTTCCGTTTTGGCTGTGACCACTCCGGCTACGACACTAAATCAGTGTCGCAAGCAATCTTGCACCTTTCTTACAGTGCTTTTGCCCAGATTTTGGCTGCGTTTGGTGGAGATTCAGTAACGGCTGAAAAGCTCGGGACTGATATGATCTCCCCTGTAGTCAACTTCTTCGGGTGGTTGTACTGCTTCGAGGGGTTCAATGCGTCTGGGAATGTCCTGACCACCCACATCAACAGCTTTGCGAACAGGTTGATTTTACGCACCTGCTTTCTTAAGCACTGCTTGTTGAGGGATGGTATCGACCCCACATCTTTCGGCGATGGCCCCAAGGATTTCGAGTACGTCTGCAAGCAGATGGAGAACATTTCCATGGGTGTTTACGGCGATGACAACATCATGTCCACCAATGACCCCACCTTCACTTTTAGGAGATTGAAGGAGTTGGCCGCTGAACATGGTGTCGTCCTCACTGATCCGCTCAAGACTGGGGAAGATTTTGACTTCCAGACCGAAGAACAGATCTCCTTCTTGAAGAGAGGGTTCGTCAAACCTGAGAAGTATGGTATTGCCAACACTGGGATGTTATTTTCTCCCATTGAACTGGCGACCATTTCTAGGATGCTTTGCGTCCGGAAACTCAGCTCAATTGACGACAGCGACTACATCAAGTCGAGGAACCAATCGGCTCTCCAACTGATGTTTGGTCGTGGTCCAGAAGAGTACGAAGCATTCCGCAGGCTTCTCATTGAGAATACTGTTGAGTACACGTCCTTTGACCCCTCCACCATTGAGCGTGATTTCATGACTTTCGAGGAGAAGTTCCTTGCTTGCTACGGCGAGCAGCTTCGGTGGCTTCCCTCGGCTGGATCCCAGACGACTCGCCTTTACTCACGTGAGGGCGCCAGCGTTGCTGGGTTCCAGTAGTCACTTTGCAGAGTGTTGGCCTATGTCCTACAGCCAACTATACTCCCCAGGACAGTGTACTATATTGTAAATTATGAACGACTCAAAAGAAACAGAAGACACTCCTCATGTTGGTAGCGCTAGCCACCATGAGCCAACAGCAGATGCTGGAATTAGCGTAACGAAGTACTC